ACCCCTAGCCCCTCAATATCAAGAGACTGAGAACCACCGCCTACGTCAATAGTAGCTTCAGGAATAGCCTCCATAGTCACAGGTTTAGCGGATACCGCTCCTGCTCCTTGAAGTGCTTCTGTTATATCAGTCGCCACGCTTGCTGTATTCTTTCTGTTGAGTATTAACCTGCGTCTTCAGGGATAGGAGGTGATCCACCACCTGCACCTTGCCCTGCAGAGAGCGCATCTCTGAGTCCGATTTCTCCACCACCAGCAGGGCCTGATGCCTGTTCTTGAGGTCCGTTAGGTAGTCCTCCAGACTGCCCCATGCCGCCTGATTGTTGACCAGCGGCAGCAGGGTCTGGCATGTTTCCTTGTTGAGCATTTAATCCTCTCAATACTTCTGCAAAGATTTGTGCATCGTTGATATCATTTACCAACAGATCAGGATCAATGTCCTGTGCAATGGCTAGCTCCCGCACAAGGTTTGGAATCTTGATAAACGGTGCAAGCATGGGATTTGCCACTGTCTGTAGCAGCGCGGTTAGACGCTGACTGCGGACTTCCTTCTGCATGACTGCAGAGGTTCCCTGTGGCTTGATCTCCAAATCTCCCTGTATCTCAGGACGGTCATCAGTAAACTGCATATTCCAGAAGAACATGCACTCACCGAGCGGCTTGAGAAGAAAATCGTCAATATTCTTTATTACAGTCTTTATACTGAGGTTAGCGCCGCCCATGAGCATACTTAGTCCTGCAGCGGTACGTCCTGTACCAGACACGCCCGTTTGTCCGTGCATAATGCTGGGCAGTCCAGTTTCTTCATCGGCTAGTTGTCGTGCAGCCTGATACATCTGAATGTTTTCACCAGCGGTGTTCGGAAACTTTACAGCGTTGATGGCTGTACCAGTAACACCCGACTGACGCCTAAACACTTTACCCGGATATATATCATAGTTCTGTCCGGGTACAAGGGATGCTTCGTCTACATCAAACACTACATTACCAGCTAATGCCAAATTGTCAATAGCCATTCTTACATGACCATTCATTAGTAGCTGGGCGTCTTCCATGTTTTCAGGTATGCCAATACCAAACAACTGGTAAGGGTTGATTTCATACGGTGTTGCAAAGTACGGAATACGATACGGCACAAACGGATTGAGGACTAATCGTAGAACCTCATTGCCACAAACCCACACATTGACAGGCACCTCTGCAAGATCACTAACCTGCATAGGAATTCCCATCTCTTCTACAAGCTGGCTATCCATGTTGCCCCAGAACTCAAGCACCTCGTACCTGTCAACGGCAGCAAGGTCTTCCAAGCTCTCAGCACGAATAGTGTCTTCAAAATATTTGTCCGTGTAATTAGGACCAGCGTTAAGGCAGGTTGCAACCGCGTCAGGATTGAAGAACGGCTTGTCCATCAAGTCCCGCATCTGCGACCTGTTTAGTCGGTGGCGCTGAATTACATAGGAGCAATCATCCACGCTAGTAGCGGTGGGGTCTGGGTAAAAGTTCCAGCATGAAACCGACTCAAGACGGGGTACAAGTTTTTTATACGGATTGTAGTTTTTATCGTTATCCCATCTGTGTAGAGTTTTACTCTCATTAAGCGGTCCTTTTACAATACCAGTGCCAAGAAGGGCGCACTCAAACAGAGAGTGGCGTAGTATGTTCGTGGCGTTGTTTTCATGCAGTTGGTCATGGATAAGCTTTTCCATGTGCCGTGCTGTTTCGCGTGAAGGAGATATCTGTGGCTCACCCAAACGGCTTGGGCCTTCCTGCAGATCAATACCCTCATACTTTTCAGCTAATCCTGCTAGCGGAGAAGCCTGAGTAGCCCCCGGCGGTAAATCGCGGCCATCGCCGGGAAAACCATACGGGTCTGCCATAGGTGCTTCTTCCTGCTGTGGAGGTACAGGAGCTTTGCTTAGATGTGCAAACTCTGCAACACCTTCAGGCACAGGGCTAGGCTCAACAACGATTGGGAACTTTTTGTTAGCAAAAAGCACGTCAATCATCTGCCCATAAGCAGCGAGAACTTTTGTTTTGGTAATCTTAACAAACACTCTACTGTTCTCAGATTCACGGAACTGAGTTGTAGAGTCGTAGATACCTCTAAAGTTTTTGTAGGCTTTTAGCCAGCGTTGTTCATGCTGATAGCGGCCATGCTCTGCTTCTTCAAACTTTGACTTAACAGTGCCAACTACGTTTGTATAAGCCTCATCAACAAAAGCTGCTGCTGTGATATCGCCTAAAGGTGAATCCTCCATAGGACTTTCCTCTTTGCTTAGTAGTCTTTTTCGTCAGCCATGCGGAAGACTGCCGGATCGACCATGTTGGTCGCTTGACGAGGCATATCTACCTGCAGCGCGTCACGATCAATCGGGCCAACGAGCATCTGATCAAGACCTTCACGGTAGAGAGAACCTTCAGCCGCTTCGCTGAGTTCACCCTGCTTGCTCATCATGCCCATAATGTAATCTGCTCCATACGCTTTCATAGGTTTTCCTTTCTATGTTATTGATTCATGAAAGAGGTTCTACTTTTTACCTCTTCCATAGTTCTACCCCTCAACTCACTCTCTTCAGGGATTAGTTCCTCTCTCTTTGCTTCTTCTAAAAGTCTGTCTTCTTCTATTTCTGAAAATGTAGCCCTAGCAAGAGGCTTTGCTGCAGCCACTTCATCAACGATTGTTAATCCAAGACCAATACCGGGAATCAACGCCTTAGCTGTCCCTCTGCCACCCTTTTTAATAATACCTAGTATGCTTTTAGTTCTTTCGGACATTGGCTTCGGTTCATCCGAAGGAAGCAGTCTGGGCTGTGGTTTATCTTGTTCTTCAGGAGGTGCAATGAACTTAGCTGTTCTTTCTTGTATTGTTGGTGCTTCGGGAATAGCAGGTCTGGCCTCTCGTCGTGCAGCCGCCCTTCTCTGCCTGTCCTGCATCTCAATCTGAGGAGTAATTTTTGTCTGTGCGTATACAGGCAGGTACGCTTTCTTAGCCTGTTCCAGACCTTTTTTGGAAAGAGCGAGTCTGTAAGGGCGTGTCCTATTTGCGTCTTCAATAGGCTTTCCATCCTCATCTCTACCAACTATGACAGGGACACCGCCTCTTTCTTTTATATCTAGTAGCTTTCTACCCTGCCTAGAACGCCTATTTTGACCGCTTTTAGGGAGGCTTTTAAATTCCTCATCTAGCCGTTTGAACTCTGGGTCAGCATCTTGGAGAAACCCATTATCATACAAAAACTGTTCATACGCTTTAAACTCATCAAGACTTCTGGAGATGCCTTCAATGCCATCAGGAAAAGCTTGTTTAATGTACCTGTCTAAGTCTTTTGACCTTTCTACGTTTCCTTTTCTAAACGCATCAAATCGCGACGTTAGATCAGTAATAGAACCCCGTACATCTTTTCCTGTCTCTTGCATCATCTTCAGTATAAGACCGACGCCCCTATCCGTTATAGTGATAGGTTTCTTAACGCCAAGCTTTTTTAGTTCAGCTTCAGGCAGACCTGCTGATTTATCAACCATACTTAATAACCAAACGTAGAGTCAAACGGTTTTGGCCTTGCCTCTTTCATCTTATTCATCATTGAGTTGATGGTTAGATGCCCTCTTGCGCGTGTCATGCACATGTATCGCAAAGCGTCATAGGCGTGGTCATCTGCTTTTGTATCTACATCTTCAGGGTTTGTCTTTGACAGCGGTAGCCCTGAGAGAGTGCGTATCAGATGTGTGCAGGTTGAGAGTATCTTTATTTTTGGTTCTTGTGTGAACTCGTCTACCTGCAAACGCCTGTGTAGTTCTAGTTTACCTGCAATCCTGTTTCTATCTGATGGAGTAAATCTAGCTCCACAACGAATGAGAGTTTCAGCGATTGAAGGTCCGGTGCCTGTCCTGTTCCAACAGGAAGAGTCAAGCACCGAGTAGTACATACCGGGATCACCTCCCTCAAGATTTACAATGATATTGGCTAGGCTCTCTGCAGTCTGACCTTTGCCGTAGAACTCCCTGTAAATCCAAAGGGTATCATCCCAATCAACTGCGCCCCACAGGACACAAGAGGGGGCGGCATACCCGTAGTCTGCTGCACGAAGGCGTAACCAGCCTTGGGGTATCTGTGCCTGTGAGGCTTCCACAACATGAATGCTGCGGGAAAACTCTGGGAACGCCGCTCCCTCTGCGACATCCCAATCCCCTTCTAGAAGCCGCCTTCGTTCGACTTCTGGGAGCGACCTCAACATGGCTTCATATTCACCAGATTCAGCGAGGTAGGGGTTATCAGTCAGACGCGCCGGAATGAACTTACGAAGAAACAGCGGCTGACCTGCTTTACCGTTAGTTGCTGTTTCAGGCCACAAAAGAGCGTTACCTGTATCAACATCGGTAGCTGCAAACGGTGTATTAGGCGGTGCAGGGTCAATGTACATCTTCTTGACCCACCAGCCACCTACCCCTCCGGGGTTTCCTGTGCAGCGCATATATGCGTCAATCTGCGGGTCCGTTGTACGAAGTCTGGAGCGCAGATACTCCCACACGTAGGGAGTCGGGTAGTGCGTTATCTCGTCAATACCAATCCAAGTAAAAGCCTGACCTTGGTAGCGTGTTACGTCCTTGTCTTTGTCGAGGTAGGAGAACCACGCTGTAGCCCCGGACGGGAACTGCCACATTGCCTTGGACTCTCTAAATATGGCACCGGGAAAAGCTTTTGGATAGAGCTGTTTGCTCTTATCAACCAGTTCTGTAAGCTCGTCCAATGTACGACGAATAATAAGGGCGCGATGATTGGGATTGCCACAGTAGCGGAGCAAATCAGCAAGAAGAGCATAAGACTTGCCCCCGCCAGCAGCGCCACCATAAAAAACATCCCTCTCAGGACTTGCCAAAAAGTCAGTCTGCGGCCCTTCATTTGGTTTGAAGATAACCTCTGCTTCATCCTCTACTAACTCCCTTACGGGTTTTGGTACATTCTGTAGTGTGGTATCTTCAATGACCTTAGCACCGTTCTTGTTAAACAAAGCCTGTTCAACCTTCTGGATGCTTTCTTTTTTCTCTTTGGCCTTAGATGCTTTCTTCTGTGCTTTCTTCTTAGCCCTGTCCGCGTTTCGAACCGCAGCGGCAGAAGCTCGTCTCGCTCTCTCTTTTGCAGAGAGACGGTAGTTACCTTTTTCACCCTCGGCTAATTTGGGGCGACCGCGCTTGCGCTTGACAGGCTCTTCTCTTACGTCAGCTTTATCCACCAAAGGCAGGGGGCTTTCTTCGGATATTCTTTTTGTGCCTTCGCTCTGGTGATCTAAATCGTCCAAGAGTTTTACCTTTGTGAAATACTATCTTGCTATTAGCGTTTGTTTTACTTTTCTTTGTTGCCATTACTTTAACTTTGGTTTACGAACCCCACCGCCTTTTGCATAGTCTTTGGTCATTGTCATTTTCTTACTACGTTTTTTTGCTGCAGTCACAGCTTCTTGAACAGTATCGTGCGTTGAGGTAGGTTTTATTTCTTTATTCTTTAAAAGTGTTTTTAGTTGAGGAAGCGTAAACATCTCGCCGTTATGAATAGACGGCACATTCATATATTTGTCATTTAACTTAATTGTTACAGATTTTTCTGAAACAAGCTCTGCGCCAAAGTCTTCCCCCTGAACATACACAGGTCTTCCCGCACTTGTAGTGCGACCTGCTTTATATTTTAATGGTTTTCCTTTTATACTTAACTTTGACATTCTTTCACCATTCACATGCTTCCTCATTGCTGGGGAAGCTTCCGCTATCAATTGCAAAAGCATGTGTCACAAAGTCTTCTGTAGGTTTTATCTCAGTGCTCTTGTAGAACTTACCCTTGCCACGAATATAGCAGGGATAGCTCAAGGGTTTTCTGGTTCGTGATAATGTAACTTCAACAAAAATTTTATTCATGTTCTATGATAACAGGGTCTGCTTGTCCCGCTTTTGCTGGGAGAAGAACTACTCCATGTAGAGCAGTAACATTATGGTCAACCTTGTCGTGCTTACCTACACCCACTCTGTTTAGAATGGACTCCGCTGCTTTAATGCGTTGTTCAGCGCGTGGGATAGTTCCGTCATCGTCTAGTGCGTTTACCAGACCCGCCGCTGCTTTTACAGAATTAGCGGCTAACATGTTCTTTGCCCTCTCTACAATCTCATCGGCTAGAGAGTTCATAACTGCTTTACCAGTGGTTTCACAGTAACCTGCTGCGCGTAAAGCTGCAGCGTTGTTACCACCGTTATCCATAAGTGCATCAAGATACGCAAGCTGTTTTTCTGTTAGCTGGCGTTTTTTATTTTTAGTGGGTAAAAGACCTTCCGCCATCAGTAACGTACTTTACGTACTCCTCCACCCATTGCGTATTCTTTTTTAAACCCTTTAATCCCTGCAACAATGCCGCCCTCTTTCATGCCAGCAACTTTATTGCGATTCATCTCCATCAGGCTCTGCTGCGGATTTTGCTGCATGGTTCCTGCACCCATAATTTTATTTTTATCCGGTGTGCCGGTCTGAACCATGCCTCCCATGTACATTTTCTTTTTCACTGACTTCTTCCTCTGCATTGTTGCCACATTCGTCGGCTTACCGCCGACGCCTTGCGGCTTGGCCCTTTTACGAGCAACGGCGCTCTTTCTTTCCGCTGCCGTCATGGACTTAGCCTTGGAGCGCGGCACACACTTGGGGTAGGCACGTTTAGACTTAGATGCAGAGGAACGACCACAAGCCTGAAACTTGCCGCCTTTCTTTGGCGCACCAATGTCTACCCAATCCCCTTTGGGGCCTTTGCCAAACCACTCCTTGAGGCTCATCAGTACTTGCCGCCACGCTTCTTATACTCACGGACTAGCCAAGCGTTTGCATACGCACTGGGATATACCTTGAACTTCTTTTTAGCTTCTGACTTCACCCGTGCGTATAGAGCAGGGTTCTTGGGCGTAGGAGACTTGCTACTTTTTTTTGCCTTTGGCTTTGCTTTTTTTGCTGGCATTACATCAGGCTTTCTTTTTGCCACTTTTCTTCTCAAGAATCTCTACAAGTCTAGGCGGAAGCTTTTTCTTTTGTGCAGCAGTTACTTTTACACTACCGCCACCTGACATCATTTTTATGCCACGCGCCATCATTCTCATATCGCGGTCACTCATGCCCATTCTACCGGACATTCCGCCACGAGCCATTCCCTTAGTGGTTTTCTTTGCGGCACCACCCTTAGCCATCCCTTTTGTGGTCTTGCCACCTTTAGCCATGTACTTGGTCTTTTTACCGCCCTTAGCCATGCCTTTGCTTTTTTTCATAGCACCGCCTCTAGCCATGCCCTTGGTGGTCTTGCCCCCCTTAGCCATGTACTTAGTTTTCTTTTTACCCGCCATTGGTTCTAATCCTTTGCGTATAAGTTATCAAATGTAATGCTGGGGTCCATATAGCTATCGTTAATCTCTGCGCTGTGTATGTGTTGGCTAGGCACAAAGTCTGGTGGACCTTCACCTGTAACCCACAAAGCAGGATTTGTAACCCGTACCCTGTTGTTGGGGAGAGCAACTATATTCCCTGTAAACTCTCCTGCGTCTATTAGCT